GAACAGCTTCAACTTCTGGATCTGCAACGTGTAATCCTTATTATGAATTTGGTCCTTTTGGACAAACTTACGGATATGGTTGGGGTACATTTAACTGGGGTGGGTTTAGTTCAACAGTTACTCAAAATCAATTGAATGGATCAATTAATAATTCTGCTGCAACTATAGTAGTAGATTCAACTACAGGATTTCCTGCTGCAGGAACTATTTTAATTGATTCAGAATTAATTACCTACACCGGTAAAACTGCAACTGATTTTACAGGTTGTAGTAGAGGAGCAGAAGGCACTACTGCAGCATCACATGCTGATAATGCAGTTGTTTATGATGCATCAACCTTTGTTGGTTGGGGAGTATCTTCTAATGTACAAACTGCCATAAGACTAGATCCTGCAAATTGGTCATTAGATAACTTTGGTCAAATATTAATTGCAACAATGCACAATGGTCCTACATTTACTTGGGATCCATCAGTTGCAAATGCTTTACAAACAAGAGCAGTTATAAATGCTTCTATGCCTCAAAAATCAGTTATGACTATAGTATCTGATAGAGATAGACATTTAATTCACCTTGGGACTAATGAAACATTACCTAATGGTCCACAAGATAAAATGCTTATAAGATTTTCAGATCAAGAAGATTTTAACGTGTATGCTCCAACGTCAACTAATACAGCAGGTACATTTAGGCTAGATGCTGGAACAAAAATAGTAGCAGCAGTTAGAGCAAAGGATTATATATTAATATTAACAGATGATGCTGCTTATTCAATGCAGTTTGTGGGTCCACCATTTACATTTAGTATTAGAAAAGTTGGATCAAATTGTGGATGTCTTGGTCAGCATGCAGTGGTCTTTGCACAAGGTATTGTTTTCTGGATGGGTGATTCTGGAGGGTTCTTTGCATTTGATGGTACGGTTGTATCTGTTCCAAGTTTAGTTGAAGATTTTGTATTTTCAACAACAAGTGATAATTTAGGAATTAATTACGATGCAAGTGAAACAGTGTTTGCAGCTCATAATAGTTTATTTCAAGAAATAATGTGGTTCTATACCAAAGCTAACTCAACTTTAATAGATAGAGTAGTAACATATAATTATGGTGAAAAAGTTTGGACAACGGGTACTATGTCAAGTGCGGCTATAGGTTCTCAATCAAGAACAACCTATGCAGATGCTTCTGTATATGATCACCCTCACGCGACTAAGTATGTCGCGGCAGCCACGCCAACATTCCCTATAGTAAATGGTGTATCATTAGGTGCATCTGTTTATTATGAACATGAAGTAGGGGTAAATGAAGTAGCATCTTCTGGAGTGGAGACAGCAATACCAGCAAACATTAGATCAGGAGATTTTGACTTAGATGTAGATGGAGATGGTGAATACTTCTTATCTGTTAAAAGATTTATACCTGATTTCAAAACATTAGATGGTGATTGTAAAGTAACATTGTTTTTAAGATCTTACCCAGCAGATACTACAGTTGCACAGGGTGAAACATTTATAGGTCCTTTTACAGTAAATTCTAGTACAGATAAGATAGATACTCGCGGGCGCGCAAGACTTGCTAGTATTAAGATAGAGAATGATGCTATAGATACTAATTGGCGATATGGTATTTTTAGAGTAGATATACAACCAGACGGAAGAAGATAATGGCTAAAATAGATTTTTACGTACCAGAACCATCAGAGGTGTATAACAAAGATACACAAAGACAAATTATACAAGCTATTGATACTTTAAAAGATCAACTCAATTCAAGTTTTCTAGAAGAACAAGTTCAAGAGACACAAAGATTTACATGGTTTAACATGAGGTTTGGCTGCTAATGAGTTGTGATAATTTAAACTCAGGTCCAAGTAATCCATCTTATGTTGCAATAGGTGGAACTAATGTAGATGCATTTGGAAGATTAAGAGTATCACAACCTTATACGTTATTTGACTCTCAAAATAGATATGCAATAGACAATCAATTTGACACTTCTACTGTAACAGGGGGATCTACAACATATTTACCAAATGAATCATCTGTTAGAATGGACGTAACCACAGCTTCTGGTGCTGAAGTTGTTAGACAAACATTTAGATCTTTTCCCTATCAACCAGGTAAAGGTTTATTAGTTCTTGCAACTTTTGTAATGAATGAAGCTAAAACAAATTTAAGACAACGTGTTGGATATTTTGGAGTTCAAAATGGAGTATTTTTTCAATTAAATAATACTACTAAATCATTTATATTAAGAACTTATATAGGGGGTTCTGTTGATGATACTACAAGAAAAGTTGACCAATCTGCTTGGAATGGAGATAAATTAGACGGAACAGGAGAAAGTGGTTTAACTTTAGATTTAACTAAACCTCAAATTTTATGGATGGATTTTGAATGGTTGGGTGTTGGTAATGTTAGATGTGGTTTTATTATTAATGGTCAATATATAGTTTGTCATACTTATCAAACTGCAAACGTTACAGGAACTTCTGTTTATATGACAACAGCAATTTTACCTTTAAGATATGAAATAACAAATACAGCGGCAACGGGATCAGCTTCTTATTTAAAACAAATTTGTTCAACTGTATTATCAGAAGCTGGTTATGAACAAACATCTATTGAGCATGTTGCTACAATGGTATCTGCTACGGGTGGGACTTATATAACTACAACTTATAAACCACTTGTTTCTATTAGACTTGCATCTGGTTCATTAGGTGCTGTTGTTGTTCCTTACAACGTAAACTTTTTACCAACGACTGCGGATAATTATCAAATAGCTTTATTTAAAAATGGAACATTGACAAGTGCCTCTTATGGAGCTGTTTCATCTGATGCTAACGTTGAATTTGATATTACAGCATCCGCTATAACCGGGGGTACCTTAGTATATAGTGAATTTTTAACTTCTAAATCTGGAAGATCTTCTTTATCAGGAGCTGCCGCTGCATTTAATTTTGATTTACAATTAGGTGCTTCTCTTACAGGAGTTAGTGATGTTTACTCACTTTGTGCTAGAACAGTTAGTGGCAGTGGTGGTGGTATTGGACTTTTAAGTTTTTTTGATTTAACACAATAATACTATGGCAAATTTTTATAAAAACGCATTCTACGACCCAACTGTAACTACTGCAGTAATAGTGTATTCTTGCCCATCTAATTCAAGAGCAATTATTCAAAACATACAAGTAACTAATGAAACTGGATCTAAAGTATTAAAAGCATCTATTACCGACTCATCTGCAGCTACCACTTATCAGATAGCTTATGCTAATATTTCAGGACCTACTATTTGTAATATAGCAAATGGGCCAATTATTTTAGAAGAATCAGACACTTTAAATATTGCAACTTCTAATGTATCATATATAAGTGCTGTAGTATCAATTTTAGAAATGAACAGAAGCGATCAAAACGGGTAATGGCTAGAAAAGTACAATCAGGGCACGGGACTTTTATTAAACGTACCAACAAGAAAAGACCAGGACGACATAGTAAAAGACCTAATAAAAGAAGCGATAAAAAAGAATATAGGGGACAAGGAAAACGTTAATGATTAAAAAGATAAAAAAAGAATTCCTAAAAGTATATGAAAGAAATTCAAACACAGGAACAATTCGTTGGAGATATATAAATGAGCTACCTAGTAAATTTGGTTGGCCTAATTATGGAAGATTAAAAAATAAATTTCCAATGGGGTTTAATTGATATGGATGAAGAAATAATATTAACAGATCAACATATAAAAGAATATAGGATTATAGATGGTAAAGAAGTACCAGTTATAAAATGTCCTACAAAAATTACTTACAGAAACAAAGTAACTGGTGAAGTTTATGAATCTGCTGCTGAAGCAAATGCGGATGTAGCAAATCCTAATACACCAACTCAACAAGAACATATTGCACAAGATGTTGCAATAACTGTTGCAAATTTATCATTATTTGGTAAGACTAAATAATGGATCCTAGAGGCGGCACCGAACTTCAATTTGAGTTTTTGAGAAAATATGTAAGTAAAGAATTACTTGATCAATTTCAAATCTGCACTTCTATCCCTGGTAAAATTCCATTAGATCCAAATAAAATTAATATTCTTTGGCAAAAGAACTCATATGATCAACCTAATCTACAAGATTTTTTTAAAGATAAATCAAGACATCATGAATACGATTGGTACGTATTTAATTCACATTGGAACTATGAAAAGTTTAGAATGGCTTTTGATATACCGACAGAACGATGCACAGTTATTAAAAATGGTGTAGTAGATTTTAGACCAAGAATGGGAAAATATATTAAAGGGGATCCAATAAAACTTATATTTCACCCAACCCCTTGGAGAGGTTTAAATGTAATTTTACTTGCAATGCAAATGATTGAGAATCCTTTAATTACTTTAGATGTATATTCTTCAACACAAGTTTATGGCGATGCTTTTAAAGAAGCTAATGATGATGTTTATAAAGATTTATATGAACAAGCTAAATCATTACCTAACGTTAATTACATAGGTTATAAACCACATGAGTATATTTTAGAAAACTTACATCAATACCATATCTTTGCATACCCAAGTATTTGGGAAGAAACATTTTGTATATCAGCACTAGAGGCGATGTCCGCTGGATTATATACAATCACTACTGATCTAGGTGCTTTATTTGAAACTTGTTCTGAATTTCCAATCTACATACCTTATCTTTTGCAGGATCTATAGAAATTGCAGCATCACACTTACATGAAGATTCCATTCATGAACATTTATTAATGCAAAAAAGATTTGTTAAATATTTTTATAATTGGGATAAACAAGGTAATCAATGGACACAATTTTTAAAAGGAGCTCTAAATGCAAGACGCAAGTAAACCATTATGGGTTAAACCAAAAGAACAAAAATTAGCTACAGGATATAAACCTTATAATATATTTTTAGCAACACCAGTTCATTCAGATGTATCTATTCATTATGCACAAGCATTACTAGAGTTTCAAAAGTATTGTGTTGAGAATAAGATTAAAGTCACTTTTCAATTATTTAAGTCATCTTTAATTACACAGGGAAGAAATTTATGCGTTGGTAGTTTTATGGAAACAGGTCATTCACATTTGTTGTTTATTGATGCAGATATAGACTTTCAAGCTAAATCAATTCAAGCAATGATTGATAAGGATAAAGATGTTATTTCTGTACCTTATCCAATGAAAACTTTTAATTGGGAAAAAATGTTTTCAAATTTTAAAGAAGGTAAAATAAAAAACCCAGATGTATTATCAATGAACGGTAATACTTATCCAATGCGATTACCAGATGAAGAAAACATTCAAATAGAAAATGGTTGTATAGAAGTTAGTCATTCACCAACAGGGTGTATGTTGATTAAAAGATCTGTAATTGAAAAGATGATTGAAAAATACCCTGAAATGAGAATAAGTCAGCCAACAATTATTAATGGTAAACCAATGGAAAAACCTTTTTTATACAACTTTTTTGATACAATGTTTGATCCTGTAACTCATACTTATATGGGTGAAGATTTTGCATTCTGTAAACGTTGGAAAGACATAGGTGGTAAATGTCATGCCATAGTAGATCAATTAATTACACATGTTGGTGAGCACCAATATTGTGGCAGATTTTCAGACGAATTGATTCAATTACCTAAAAATGATATAAAAACAGAAAAATAGGAGCTTTCTCATATGATGCAATTCGTATTGCCTTTTCTGATTAATTTTGGGGTAAACAAGGCTATGGGTATGTCTACTGGTAAAGCATTAGGACTTGCCGGAGTACAAGCATTTACAGGTCCAGCAGGATCTGGTGGAGGCGGTATTGGAGGACTAGTTGGAGCAGCTACTCAAGGTGGAGCTCAAATGACAGCAGCAAATTTAGGTTCAATTGCAGGAAAAGATTTATTAATGGAAGGTGGTAAAACACTTCTTTCAGCTCAATTAGATAAACGTTATGGAATTAATCCAATGTTAACTTATGGAGGAGCAACTGCACTTCAAGGTGGAATTGGCGGATTAGGTGAAGGTGGAAAAGGATTTTTAGAAGGTGCAAAAGGATCATTCACAAATCCAGCAACAGGTAAACCATTAATTTCTCCTGCAGCCACAACTGCTCCTGGAGCAGCAAAAGCTTCTGAAGGTATTTTAGGATTTGGAACAGGTGCTGATATTGGTGCCGGTATTGCAGCTACTACATTTTTAAGTGGAATGGGTGATAAAGGTGGAGAAGAGAAAAAAACTGAAGAAAAAGTAAACGTAAACTATCCAAACGTAAAAGATATTGTAACTAATTTTAATATTAAAGATCCAGTAACAGGGCAAACTTCTAAACTTGCAATTGGTGAAACACCTGAAGAAAGATTTATGAAAACTGGTTATACACCTAGATATAAAGATGGTGGTATAGCTAAATTTAATAATGGTGCATTAGTTAGCATGTTACCTGGTAAGAGTGTAAGTGATGAAAAAGATCCAAGTATTTATAAAAGAGCATATAATTTTGTAACTGATGAAACAGGTAATGGCGACATGGATGAAGATACTATGTTAGCTCAATTAGCTGATGGAGAATTTGTTACTACTGCAAAAGCAGTTTTAGGAGCTGGTATATTTCAAGGTGCAAAACCTAGTGATATAAGTGGTATGAGAGATAAGGGAGCTAAAT